GGCATTTAAGATGCATGGTTAAAGTCTTAATAAAAAGTAGAGGTGTAAAATAGAATGTCATATACTGAAAGAGAAGCACTAAACAAAATGGTTAGACATGAAGAAGGTACACAGACGGGAAATACAGCTGACACGTATAGCAACATCTTGGATTGGGATACTCGTGTACTATCAAGTAAGACTTTAATATTGGCAAATACAGGCGCAAACTCATTAGATTATCAGGTTATTACACGTGCAGCATATAATGGAACAGATTTTGTAGAGACAAGTGGAAGTTTGGCTGCTGGAGACACTATTAAGATTGTTCTTAACTCGTATTATGCGCGTGTAATCGTGAAAGTAAAATCAACAACAGCAGGTAGTGCGACATCTTATCAGTTAGACTACTGTGCAAGAGGAGTGATGTAAAGTGGCGGTTTATAGAGACATAGCAATGCCACAAAGAATGTATAACAGAGGGGTAACTAGGAAAAACATAGGGTTAAGCTTCGGTGGAGTAAATGATTATATTGAAGTTCCAGATAGTGATGCTCTTAGACCTTCTTATATTACTGTCGAAGCTTTAGTTTATCCAACGTCCAATCCTGATATTGCACGTGTAGTTTGTAAGCTTGATGGTGAACGTACAGAATACGCTTTAGATGTGAGAAATGGAGTGGTTATTTTTTACATTGCAGATGGAACCAATTGGTACAATGCTAATAGTGGAAGTTATACTTTAGAGTTAAATAAATGGCACCATCTTGTTGGTATATATGACGGTTCTAGTATCAAGGTATATGTAAATGGTGATTTAAAAGGCACCAATACAGTAAGTTTGACGATAGCACATAGTACATATCCTCTTACAATAGGTGCAGATGCATATGCTGGTTCTGCTCAGAGAAGATGGGATGGTTATATTGCCTATGCTCGTATTTATAACAGGGCTCTTAGTGATACAGAGATAGCTTGGAACATGAACAATATCAATAATCCAGTTACCGATGGCTTAGTGATGTGGCTACCGATGAACGAAGGAGTTGGAAGCACAGTTTACGACCATAAATGGACAAGCGACCCGTATGGGTATAAGGCAGTTTATCTTGATGGAGTGCAGAATTATATTGATGTAGTGGATTCGTCAAGTTTCCAGTTTAGTGAGAATATGTCGTTAGAGTTTATAGTTAAAGTTACAGGTGCAGTTCAGACAGGCATTCATCAAACTATTATGAGTAAACATAACTGGGCTGATAGAGATAATGATGGTACATCTAACATTTGGGGATTTTGGGTCGAATGTAATCGGGATAGTGTAGAGGGACAATTGGCTTTTGCTTTTGGAGATGGATATAGGCATAAAAGTGTAGTTGCTAACAATGTGTGGACATATGATGAGACATGTCATTTTGTGATAACAGTAACTTATAAGTCTGATGTTGATTTGTCCGATGTTATACTTTATAAGAATGGGCAAGTTGCATCTCAATGGAATGATGTTGATAGCCGTTATGAAAATATTAGTGGTCAGACATTTAGAATTGGCTCGATTAACTATACTTTGAATCAATTGCTCAGAGGAAATATTATATTGGTGCGTATGTATAACCGTACTCTTAGTGAATTCGAAATTCAACATAACTACAATAATCCTTATAGTCCCGCTACTGATGGTTTAGTACTTTATTTACCATTGAATGAAGGTATTGGAAACGTTGTTAAAGACTATAGCGGATATGGAAACGATGGAACAATAAAAGGAACAAACGATGGCACTATATATGGTGCATCTTGGATAGATGATTTAAGAACAGAGGTGTTATGAAATGAGTTACAAAACATATTCAGATAGCGTGCCAGAAAAAATCGTGAAACAAACAATAATACCAGATAGTGCAAGTGCAGATGCGTTAGTGATAAGAGATTACCAAGACACAGAAAATAGAATAAAACTAACAGAAAGTGGAGAAGTTATAATAAGAGATTTTATGTTAAAGGAATTAGATACTAGTTATCTTGCGTTATATGACTCGGGCGGAATTAATTTAAGAAGCTTACAATTGGCTACGCTTTGGTGCAAATCTCCTATAGCTATGGGAGATAATACATTTATAGGGCCCGAAAACGCAGGGGCTACAACATCTTTTTCAATAAAATCAGGTGACGGCTCTACATATAGAACTGTTCTTAAAGCTATTGGTGGACAGTTAGGACTATATTCATGGGATGGCTCAGCAGAGCAATTAATAGCTAAGGGAAATGCGGGCTACCTAGAACTAGCGAGAGCAAAGCTTACAGGAGAACTAAATGCTAATAGTAACAATATTATCGGAGTAAATTATATTTACCCAGCGAGAGTGGTAGCGAGGGCAGGTTTAGATTTAATTATAAGGCAACAACCAAGTCAGGCATATTCGATAAGGTTTCAAACAGCGAATACTGCATTAACTGATGCTTTAGATCGGTTAGTTATTGAAGGTGGAGCGGATGTTGCAGATATTAAGATTCAGAATGCAAATTTGAATATTGGAGCAAATAAGATAAAGACCACTAATTTATTGATAAAAGAACTGGCAGCTTCTGCTGTGTTTGATAATGAAGAAAGTATAGGTATAAGAGATAGTACTGACACTACTTATCGTAGTTTATTTATTAAATGGATTGGGATTTTGACTGGCTATGGAATACGTACACAGGCAGATGCAACGAATTACTATACGTTACAGTCTTATGATGGTACGACATATCAAGATAGTGCAAAATTAATGGGCGGATTATTTGGACTCAGAGTGTTTAGTGCCGATTATGGTGGAGCATTTGCGACATTTACGCCGCCAAGTGGTTGGGAAGGAGCAATGCTTATAGCAGAAGATACAAATGCAACAACGCCGGGACAGCGATTATATGTTTATGTAGGTGGAGCATGGAGATATATTGATTTGACCTAAAGGTGATAATCTTGAAATGGCATAAAGGACTTATAGGATTCGCAGTAATGTTAGTGATTTACGGTTTATGGGGATTCTGGGACTTAGAAGTACATCCAAATTGGAATCCATATCCGTTGCCATTTGAAATTCTCTGGCTTAAACGATGGATAGCAGCTGATTTATTTACTTTCTTAATAACTCTTGGTGTAGGAATCTTGTTAATCTTAATATGTAGGGAAAAAGAATAGGAGGGTAGAATAGTTTGGTAAAAGTAGATTTAAGACTTGAAAATATATCTATACAAGATTTGGCAATAATTCAAAACGAGGCAATGAAAGAGCAAATGACAATTGAGCAGTTTATTCTTAAGGCAATATCTGAATATATAAGAATGAAATATGAGTCGCCAAAAGAAGAACAAGAAGAAAAGATGGAAAATAAATAGTATGGAAAACTTTAAATTATAAAAAGATACTTAAAAGATTGAGGTGAATATTATGGATTTAACATTTTGGCTGACATTACTCTCTGGTGCAGCGGCTACCGTTGCTGGAATCTTAAAGAAAGTGAGAAGTTGGATAAAGGAAAAAGCACAAACTATGGCTGACATTGCGATTAAACTTTATGAGAACGTAGACAAAACAACTGATGAAATGCTTGCAGAAGCAGAATTATTCGAAAAAGTTGCTCACTTCATCAAAGAGCCAGACGATGCAGAAAGTCTTTATACTGAAATTATGGCTAGAGTAGAAGCAAAGAAGAAATTAATCAAAGAAATCAAAGAAGATGCACAAGAAATATATAAAGATATAAAGAAACTATTTCTCTAAATGAGCAAAGGGAGATGATTAGATGGAAGAAAAACACTCCTTTATTCTTTTATTGTCTGACACACATATAGGTAGGGTAACAAAAAGCTATGATATTTTTGTATTTCAAAAGAGGATGGACACTTTAAGAAAAGAATTGATAAAGGCGAAGAAGCAGATAAATAGGAGTTTTCCACTACCAGATTGTCACATCTTCTTTCTTGGTGATATTATAGACAATGAGGCTAATTGGAAAGAGCATCCATTTGAAGTATCGTTGTCTGTGGAAGAACAAATAGAGATTGCAAAGAATGAATTTGCATATTTTATAACTGGATTACGACCATATTTCAAGACTGTTCATGTGCATGCAGTTATGGGAAATCATGGCAGAGTTCAAGGAAGAGCAAGAGCACCAACCACTAATTGGGATTATGTTCTTTATAAATGGCTAAGAGATATCTTGGAAGCAGAAGACGTTAGATTTGAGATACAAGACGAATGGTACGGGATGGCTAATATCGGGAAGTTTCAAGTATTGTACACTCATGGCGATTGCGTATATTCTTATCATGGGATTCCTGTTTACGGCTTAGTAAGAAGAGCATTAATGTGGAAAGCAGGCGAAATTGGAGAAAACTTTAGCAATGTATTTATTGGACATTGGCATGTACCGTCTTACATAGTAATGAATAAATTAGGTTTGTATATAAACGGGACATTTTTGACAGATGACCCTTACTCTTTAAAGAAAGGATATGCGCCTGACCCAGCGCAATGGGTTATCGTGACTAATCGGGAAGGGAAAGTAGCATGGCATAAGCTAATATATATTTAAAAGGAGTTATGAGCGTGGCAACAGAAACTACGATAGAAACAGTAGAGAATCAAGAAGGATACATAACTATTTTAGATGAACTCTATCATTTATTTGGATTAAAAAAAGGAAAATATATTCTTAGAGTTGCATGGATTCCTCCTGCATTAGAGGGGGCTTTTAATGATTATGGTCAAATTAGGATTGAGATAATTTTCAAGAACGATAAAGGTAACTATGAGCGGATTTGGTTTGACTTAGAGATGGAAAGAGCATGCATCTTAAATAGGCAACTTGATAGAGCAATTCGACATAGTATTGATACAATAGATAGTATTTATCGTGGATTTATTAAAAAATGTAAGGAAGAGGAGAGACAAACAAGACAAATGGAAGAAAAGAAGGTGAGAGATAGTGGCATTTACATCTAAGGTCAAAGGACTATTCTCACGGCTAAGAAATGTTAATAAGAGCGCAGCAGAGACAAGAGTAGTTTTCTTATACCGTCCCATAGAAATGGGGACAATGATTAGCTATGACGACGTTAAGATTCCAATTCAACAGTTTACATTTCTTGACATGCGAACCATGTACTTACAGAGCGATGTACTTAGAACAATTATACGAGTGTTGGTTCAAGAAACATTCAGAAATAAACTGGAGATAGTGCCTAAATTCAACTATAAATGTGCTGAGTGTGAGGCGACCTATGACTATAAGCCTCCTCTCTGTGAGAAATGTGGACATGATATCTTCATTACACCAATGAAAGATGAGAGAGAACTTTTAGAGAAGTTCGTAGAAGAAGCAAATACAAATAAAGAACATCTATTAGATGTCTTAAAGGCAATGGACGTTGATATTAATCTTTATGATAATGCATTTATTGTTGTACTGAAAGAGTATGAATTTAATGAAGAAGGAAGAATAGAAACAGCGAGAGTTAGAGAAATATTCAGGGCAGACCCTAGTAAAATCTTCATGGTTATTAATAGAAATGGACGATTCGGCATGACTGATGACAATAGATTTGTATACTTCTGTTTAGAGCACAGAACTGTTGGACATAAGCTGACGGACACAGATATAAAAATGGGAAATACAAAGTGCCCAATTTGTGGGAAAGAGATGTATCCAGCATGGTTTAAAGCAGTTCCATTTGCAGGTTCAGGATTTCAGCAAAGCCAACAAGTCTATTATGCGCCGGGCGAGGTACTTCATATTAAGAAATTTGGACATGGAATTGGCTATGGTCTAAGTCCTCTTCTTACACTCTGGATTAAATTGATGATATTGTTCAGAATGGATTATTATATGCTAATGGCTTATCATTTTGGTAGACCACCAAAAGGGCTCTTGATTGTAAGAGGAGAAAAAGAAAGCGTAGAGAAAGCTTGGGATTATATGATTGAACAGACGAGATTAAATCCTCACATGATACATCCTCTTGTAGTTGAAGGAGAGGAAGCAGGAAGCGTGAGAAAAGTAGCTGAATACATCGATTTATCTTTGAAAGCTGAAGATACAGCATTCATAGAATATAGAAATGAACTGCGAAGGGCAATAGGAGCCGTCTATGGGGTGCTACCATTATTCCAGTCTGATGTTGGAGGCGCAGGAGGATTAGCAAACGAGGGATTACAAGTTATTGTTACCAACAGAACCGTAAGAGCCGAACAGGAAATTTTCAACGAAAAAGTTCTAAAATGGTTATGTAAACAAATTGGTGTTAATGATTGGATAATCAGAGTAAAGAAGAATGAAGCAAGAGATTTAATGGCTGAGATACAGAGATTCGAAGCAAGAGCAAGAGTGGCAACTATAATGCAACAACTGGGATTTGAGGTTCATCTTATTGAAGGAGAAGACGGCTTAGACTTCAGATATGAAGAGAAGTCTCCAGAAGAAAAACTGAGAAAAGCATTAGAGGCAGTTCTTGGAAGAAGAGTAAGCAATGAAGAAATGATGCAAATATTACAGCAAATAACTGGCGAAGGAAAGATTCCAGAAGGACAAGGAGGAGCACGACCAATAGGTGTAGTTGGAGGCGGAGGACAAGTAATTCCAGTAGAAGGAGAGACTGAGGCAGAACGACCGAGACTAGAAGAACAAAGAGTTGAGGGAGAGCCAACTGGAGTAAAAAGACGTTGGAGAGAAATTGTACGTGAGGGGTGAATAAATGAATCCTTCTCTTTTTCTTCTCGAAATATTAAAACAAATCTATAAAAGGAGAATATATGTATCTGACCCTAGTGAAGCGCCAAGAGGAGTAATCTTATATAGAGGAGAAAGAGGAGGAATATTTTATTATCCAAGTGACCTATTACGCCCGCGAAATGAAGTGGAAGAAGAAGCTGGTATAAGACCTAAGGAACAAGAACAAGAAGAAATAATGGAACCGCCTATCTGGGAAGATTTATTAAATAAGTTTCGTGAGATGAAAGAGAGAGGGGTAGCGGCAACTTTAGAAGAGCAGTTTTATTTTGGGTTTTTTGAAAATACAATAAATACACCAGAGGGAGCAATAAAAGTTCCTTTCTTTACTCTTGATTGGAGAGTGCGAAAAGAGATAGAAAGAGAACGGAAGAAATATCTTGAAGAAAAAGGAGAGTTACTTACAGAACCCGTGCCTTGGAGTAAGATTATGGAAGTTGCAGAAAAAGCTATAAGTGAAGAGTTAGGAATAAGTGGATTAGGACGGGCTTGGACTATCTGGAGAATGTGGATGAGTAATGGATATAAATATTATTCGCCGCAAATAGAAAAAGCTATTGTTAAATTTAGAAATAGAAAAATTCCATATCGTGTTTTACAGTATAGAATAGATAATCTTCCAGAAGAGCAACAAAAACTAATTAGAGAAGGTTGGAAAATTATCGAACAAACATCTCTCGATGAGTTATTAAAATATAAATATCTAGTAGAAAGTTTTCTGAGAAAATATTTTGGTGAAAAGTTTTATCTTTATCGTGGGATAAGCGCTGTTGAGAAAACCATGTCTGATTTATCTCAGTTTGCGAGAGGAGATAGAAATCCTAAAAAAGCGAGACTTTATGGAGTATTTTCTAGCTTTACAACTAATAGGCGGATAGCTGAAGAGTTTTCAAGAGGAGGAGTTGTTCGAGTATTAGTCACGCCAGAAATGTGTTGGGGAGCATATTTTTCGGCTAGTGCAGGGTTCTTGCGAGAACAAGAAATAATAGTTGAACTGCCAGACGGAGGACTTGAAGGAGAATTTACCGAGTGGAAAGGAGAACAGTCTAGATACGAACTTGCTTATAAGTTATTTGAAAAAATGAAGGCACATCCAATTTATGCTGTAACGGAAGTTTTTAGTTTTGTAAATACTGTAATGTCAGCGCTAAGGTGGGATTTATATGCTCTTGATGAACTTATCGATGACGACGCTAAAGAAGGAGTACGTGAGATAATAGATTTCCAAAGTTTAGCAAATGAAGTGAGAAAATATATAAGAGAAGGATTACAAATTAGTAAAACTGCCTTTGAAGGTGGGTATCCCAAGCCAACAGTAATAGAAGAGGCAGAAAGCTGGTTACAAACAAATTTAATATCAAAAGAAGATTTATCTTTGGTGCATCATACTATTAAAAAATTAAAAGATTGGATATTAGATATAGAAAGTGAGTATGAAGCTTTAGATGAAGAATATGGAGAAATCATGAAATCGCTAAGACAGCTGGGAGTGAAACAAAGCGCTAAGGATATATTTTTTGAGACTCTTAAAGATATTCATGAACATATGCGATATTATA